CTTCAGTTCCATCTTCCTCATCCTCCTCTTTAACGTATGAACCGCCCTTCATAACCCCCTTGCGGTTCTTGATAACATCGTATGCTTTCACATAACAATCAACCGGATCTAAGTCCTCCGCATTGCAGTAACTATTCAGCTCGCAAGACAGATTCGTCAACGAACTAATCATCGTTTCTTTGTCAATCCGTGGCTCCATAATGTCTTCAGCCACTAAACCAAGCGCAACCCCAATCCGCAATAGGTTGTTGGCCCCGCCATCTACTGCCTCACGCTCATTCGCCAGGTAGAGACATTGATAGGGACTTAATCCATTTTGTAGACATACCATCGTCATAACGACGGTCATATCACCAACAGCATCTTTCCATTCATCCAGCCACTTATCTAGCCCAGTACCTTTATACTTCAGATGGGCACGGCACAACTCACCGAATTCCTCATAGAGTTTAGCAACTTGAGACGCCTTATCTCCATCTTCAATACCACGTTCCTTGCCCCACTTCATAACATCTTCAATTGTTTTTTCAAGTTTAATTGCTTTCATCATTTTGTATCATCCTTTTCTTCTTCCTCGAGCATTGCGTCAATGGCGTCGATTGCGCCTTTAACTAAAGTTTGCCAATCCCACTCCGCGGTGCGTCCTTTGTATGTGATTACAGGAGCGCCGCTAAAAATGTTGTGGGCTAAGATGATTTTTTCTCCTTTATAATCGCCTTTTCCGACGCTTTCCTGCATTATAATGCTGCCTTTTTCAATCACGTTAGGACCTGTGATACCTTTATTGTTCATTGTTTGTTGTCTCCTTCTTTCCAGTAATTTCCACCCATTCTATATACCGGCTACCCATACGTTTATAGAATCGTCCTGACGCAGGGTCATATTCAAACCCTTCATCGCTCATTTTTCTAATCGCTTGTTCTCTAGTTTCATGTTTGAATATCCCACCACCTAACGAAATTCCATTAGGTAATCTCTGGATGCGGTGCAATTCTAAAATATCAGCCATTATTCTCACGCTCCTCTGCCATCTTTGCTACAAATGCCGGTAAGTTAAACCCAGTTTCAGATTCAATCAATGCTATCATATCCTCAGCAGTAGCATGCTTGGATGTAATGTGCCCCACCTGGATAGTAATATCACGCATGGTATTTTCCAGGCGTTGCTTACCGAAACCGTACTTATCCCGTAGCACCATCATAGTAGCACCTAGGTAGTTATAAAGAGCTTGCTCCATCCGGTCAGCACAATACTGATGGATGAAGTCACCATGCTTCTTTAGTACCTGGTTTTGATAGTCGTAGTATGGCGTCTTTTTAATCAGTTCCTTTATACGTTTTTTATTCATAATCCACCACCATATACGTTTGTCCTTCCCAATCGTATTCATTTAAGTAGAAGTCAATAGATGCATGATTGACAACCCCATTATCGTTTTTAATAACTAGCTTATCACCATCATCTTCCCAAATCAGTCTCATGTATCGGTTATCTTCAAGGCTTTCGTACCCACTCCATTTTGCCCCTTCAATGTGCAGCTTACCAAGCAATTCTTTCAACTTATCAAACGTTCTAACTCTATACAGAATAATCATTTTGAATTCTCCTCTCTATGTCTTCTCAACACTTCCATGTCAAAGTCTTGTTCCTTGAATTTTTTAGCAAGTTCTTTATTCAAGCCACATCCAATCAGTTCATGGATAAGCATGTAATCGGAAAAAGAAAATTCTTTACCGGTTATATATTTAATTGCCCTTACCACATTGCCGCTAAACGATCTAGACTCAACATCAGCACTTATTCTTTCAAAATGAGTTGTATGTTGAGAAAGCCAGACTAATAGTTTCAACGAAAAGTCTTTCCTATTTCTAACATCGTTCAGTTGTATAAACACGTTATACTTGTAAGAAAACACCAACTCTCCATAGCTAGTGATACCAGCATCATTAAACTGCCTCATTACCTTAAGGACATATTTAGGTATCATCACACTTTAACCTCCAGCAAGTCCTTATTCTCATAGACATTACCAACAATTTTGAAGTTTGCAGGGAAAGCAAGGAACTCAATCAACAAAATGTCTCTTTCAGACAATCTACACAGCATTTCTGATACATGATCTTTTAATAAATCTCCACCATACTTGTAATGTCTTAGGGCAATCACTAGCCCATTGTTTATCTCAAGAACGGCTAAATTCTTTACGTCATATTCTCCAGCGGTAACTTCGTTGTCCTCGCCGTACGACTCGTCTTCATAACAAATGGTGTCATCGAATTCGATAATATCTCCGCCAAAGAGTTCTTGACCGTCACAGTCTTTCAATCCGGTACTCTGCATCAATTCGATTCCGTCTCTTACCATGCAGCTATTAAAGTCTGCCATGTTCAAAAACACCTGCCCGTTATATACAATAACTCTGGACTTATACATTTTTCCTTTGTACCACGCTCTGAATTTAGGTATCATTCCGCTACCTCCACTATCTCCCAGTTAACATGGAGTTTATCCATCAATGCTTCCGCCTCTGGCTTTGTAAATTTATCAGCTTTGCTAATATCAACAAGCCCATATCTATCTGTTTCACTCTTAGCGATATACTGGTTCCCATCGAAACAATCTCTCCAGTCAGTTGGCGCCTTGATAATATACTTCGTATCGTACTGGATGTTGTAACCAAATTGGACCATGTTAGCGAGTGTTATTTCAATCCGTGAACACTCGTCTATTGTTTCCATCCAACTATTTATTTTTCTTGGTAACCGACTATCCGATGAAGCATAGTAATCGACCATGGTATAAATAGACATCTGTTGTTTAATAGATTCCTCAAACCATCTAGCAACGAATATAGGTATTGTTGGCTTTAAGCTTTCTAAGTATTCCAGTGCCTCTTTGTGCATTTGATCTCCCCATCTCGTTCCTTCCTTGGTTTCTTTTAAAGTTTCGAGCGCTCTATCTAAGTTACTTATCTCTCTCATTCCACTACCTCCTCGAATACATTTCCTACAACTTCGTAATAGTCCGACATGTAATTGTAGATGTCGTACGGTTCAGTTGTGAGGCTCTCGTCTAGAAAAGTAATTCTTGGACTTACAGGGTCCTTAATTACTTTGAATCTACCAATGCACCGTCTATCCCTTGGAAACCTCATTTTGACAATATCGCCCTCGAAAATCTCTGTTCCGTTTTTATCAAGCACCCCAGTTGATTGCATTAGATATTCTTCATTAAGAGGCACTATGTAGCCAATCGATTCCGGCATAATAGTTAATTCATTCTTAGTAAAGTTTATAGCTATAACATCTGCCACCTTTTGCAGTGCATTGCTCCAGTATCTAAATTTAGGTATCATTCCACTACCTCCATTTCCATGATTGCTGCCATAGTGAATACTCTATCTCCATACTTGCAATACTCATACTCATTATGGCTTGTAGCTTCCCTTTCTTTCGAGAACCCTTCAGATAACAACCATTCGTGCGCCAATTCGCGGGTGTTGAATACCTTGCAGAATACATCGTAATCGGAATCATCTTGCCCTTCGGTCATATACCATTTGATAGCATACATAGATTTCTTCATCACTTTTTCAACTCCTCAATCTTCTGCTCCAAACGAAAAATACGTCGCTTTAGCCTAGCCCTTTTTCTTGCTAGTCGAGTCAGCTGCAAGACTCTTAATGTCAATTGCTCATTCATATATTTCATCCAGGAACGTATTTCCTGGTTTTCGGTTAGTGGTTTGTCTGAATCTATCAATGACATAAATTCCTGGAAGCTAGAAGATGGCCTTAATTCCTTCCCCTCCTCCATCAATTCATACCGATGTATAAATATCTCCAACGGTGAAGCCCAAATCCCATGTCCAATACCTCCACTATCGGTGTATATAACAAGTTTCCTCAACGTCATTTCTTCAGTTGCTAGACCAACAACCATTACCACATCTCCAAACCTCACATGTCTGTAACGTTGCCCTGGTATAAATTCTTCCATCACTCATCGCCCTCCACAAAGTACCCAAACTGTTCCTTGTTAGCCAGCACAATGACAATATCTTTATCATCGAACCATTCGCCAACATCCCTAGGCATTTCCTCAGATTCCCACATTGAAACATAATCAGACAGTATCAACGTTTTAGGCTGGCTATCCATCCAATCAACTACAAATTTAGGAATCGTAGGTTTCAATGACCTAAGATACTCAATTTCCTTAAATGCTTTATCTAACAACAGTGGGTTGCCCAATGTCGCAAGATTATAGCACTTGCTATTGATAATGTCATCAAGCTTCATCATTCATCATCCTCCGGATAAGCACTAGCCATCAGCCCAAGCGCAATCAATACCAGTACTCCTAATATAATTACAACCATTAGAAATTCCCCCTAATCAAATTCTCGACCAGCTCCCGGTCCGATGGATCATAAGGGTAATACCGCATCGAAAGCGAGAACACCCCGTCTGAATCCAACTCAATCGCAACCTTCCGCATCCCGTTGACAAAGTAAATATGAGGATGCTTAGCCCATTGAGTCACGCGTCCAGACGCAATCACCTTCTGAGCCAATTCACTAATCTTAGGTTCTGTTTGATTAGCCAAGGACTTCAAGTAGTCAATATACCCTCGAATCGTCTTTCGTCCATAATGAGACTCGCCACGTTCCGCCTTGAGAATTTCTTCTTTGATACGGTCAACATTGTCAGGCGCCAAACGAATACCATTACCGTTCTTATTCAATCCCAGTCGGTAGTTTTCTTCCTGCCACTTTAATTTCTCAACTCTTGCTTCTTGAGCGCGTATCTCGTCATTCTTAGCAGATAGGCGGTCATCCAGTTGCCTGTTACGTTTCATCCAGGAGTCAGCACCGCGCTTATCGTTAACCGGTGAGCCATGCGTAATCTTGGTATGATCATACATAGCTTCCACAATCGCTTCCGATTCAGCATACAGTCTAGCTAGTTTAGACTCTGCAACTTCCAATCGGGTTGTCATAGATTAGTTCTCCTTCCACAATAACCGCATCAGTGCCGGAACATTGAAGCCAGCCCATGAGGTTCGCCAGT